GACCCTCGCGATCTCCGCCCTGTCCGGCGGCGCGGCAAATCCCGACATCACGACCATCTGGGCGGCGATCGGGGATGAACATTACAACGTCGTCACCATGCCCTACACCGACGCCGCGAACCTGACGGCGCTGGAAAGCGAGCTGGCGGATCGCTGGGGACCGTCGCGCATGATCGAGGGCATGGCTTTCACGGCCGCAACCGGAACGCATTCAGCGTTGGGCACACTTGGCGATTCCCGCAACAGCCCGCATCTGTCGATCATGAATGCGGCCGGCTCTCCGACACCACCTTATGAATGGGCCGCAGCCGTTGCTGGTGTCGTCTCCTACCATGGCAATATTGATCCGGCGCGTCCTTTCCAAACACTGGCTCTGAAAGGCATCTTGCCGGCGAAACAGGAAGATCGCTTCACGCTACAGGAAAACAACCTGCTGCTGTTCGACGGGATTTCGACCCATATGGTCGATGCCGGCGGCACGGTCCATCTGCAGCGCGTCATCACCACATACAAGGTGAATGCTCAAGGGGCCGAGGATATTTCCTATCTGGATGTCAACACACCCTTGACCCTGGCTTATCTGCGCTACGACTTCCGCAACTACATTTTACGCAAGTATCCCCGTCACAAGCTGGCCAATGACGGCACCCGTTATGGAGCCGGACAAGCTGTCATCACGCCCAAGGTCGGCAAGGCCGAAGCCATTGCCCGTTTCCGGGTTTGGGAAGAGCAAGGTCTCGTCGAAAACATCGACCGGTTCAAGAACGACCTGATCGTGGAGCGCAATGCCGGGGATCCGAACCGCCTCGACTGGATGCTCCCGCCTGACCTGGTCAACCAGTTCCGCGTCGGCGGCGTGCAGATCGGCTTCCTGCTTTAAGGGTCAGGGAAAAAGAACTTCAGGAGAATTGAAAAATGTCCAATCCAAACCGCCGCGCCGGCATCCTGTTCTTCAAGGTCGATGGCACCCAATACGATGCCAAGGGCGGTTTCACCTATAACCTCGGCGCCGCCAAACGCGAGGCCATTGTCGGCTCCGATGCCGTGCATGGTTACAAGGAAACGCCCCAGGTGCCCTTTATCGAAGGGGAAATTACCGATCGCTCCGATCTTGATCTGGAAAAGCTGCTCAACCTGGACGGCGTCACCGTCACTTTAGAGCTTGCGAATGGCAAGGTTGTTTTGCTGCGCGATGCCTGGTACGCGGGCGATGGCGATGTGGGCACCGAGGAGGCCAACATTCAAGTGCGCTTCGAAGGTCTGAGTGGCGAGGAGGTCAAGTGATGGCAAGAGACGAGGACGGGCGCGGCCCGGAAAGGGAAACCATGAACGGCACGGTCATTAAACTATCCAAGCCGATTTCCGCGCATGGGGAGACGATCGCGCAACTGAGCTTAAGTGAGCCAACATTGGCCATTCTGGACGATGTGGAGTTGTTCTCCGTCAAGGGTGACGGATCCATCAAGATCAACTTCGGCGATTTGCACAAGATCATTGCCGGCATGGCGGACATCCCGCCAAGCGCCGCCAAGACCATCGCCCTTCAAGATTTGAAACAGCTGATCCCAATGGTGACGGATTTTTTCGGCGTATCCCCGCCAATTGGCGGGAACTGATGGAGGAAGTGGCGTTCACGTTCCACTTCCAACCCTCGGAACTGGACGCCATGACGTTAAGCAAATTGTTGAAGTGGCACAAAGGCGCCGGCCGCATTCAAGCCAAGCTGAACGGCGGTTGAACGTCTCTTATAAATCGAAAAAGGAATAACGGCTTAACGATGTCGGCAAGGGAATTCAACTTAAGGATGGTTGTTCAGGCCATCGACCGCGTCACCGCGCCTGTGCGCAAGATGGGCCGGGCGATGGGCGACATGTCCCGCCGCGCCCGGCTCGAGCGNTTGCCGCCGGTCTCGCCGCCGCGCGGCAACGCCTGCGGGGGCTCGCCGACATGGCGGGGCGTGCCGGCAAGAGGCTGCGCGAGATCGGCGGCGCGGCTCTGACGCGAATCACGGCCCCACTGGGATTGATCGGCGGCTTTGCACTGAATGCGTCGGGCAAGATGGAGCAGCTCACGCTCGCTTTCGAGTCCATGTTGGGCGGCGCCGACGCAGCCAAACGCATGGTCAAGGATCTGGCCGACTTCGCCGCCGGCACGCCCTTCCAACTGGAGGGCATCGGCGCGGCCGCCAAGCAACTGCTGTCGTTCGGCGTGGCGCAGGAAGACGTCATGGGGCGCTTGAAAATTCTCGGCGACATTGCCGCCGGTGCCGGTGTTCCGCTCCAGGATATGGCGGCGATCTTCGGCAAGGCCAAAGCCAAGGGCAAGGCCATGACCCTGGAACTGCTGCAACTGTCCGACCGGGGCATTCCGATCATCGACGTTCTGGCCAAGCAGATGCAGGTGCCGAAACAGGCGATTTTCGACCTGGCGAGCAAAGGCAAAATCAGCTTCGAAATCCTCGCCACGGCGATGGAGTCCATGACCAAGGACGGCGGGATTTTCGCCGACCAGATGAAGAAGCAGTCCGAGTCCCTGTTCGGCCTGTTCTCGACGCTGAAGGACAACGTGTTCAACGCGCTGGCCGAAATCGGCGACATCATGGTCGATACCTTTCAGCTGAAGGAGGGCATGACCGGTCTGACAGAGTGGTTGCAGAGCGCCATCGAGAGCTTCAAGGCATTCGCCAAGGCGCACCCAACGCTTACCAAGTTCGGCTTCATCCTGGCGGCTGTCGCCGCCGCCGCCGGGCCTTTTCTGATCGCGCTCGGCCTGATGGTGTCTGGAATTGGTGTGCTGGCCGGCGGCTTCGCGGCGCTGCTTTCGCCGATCGGTCTCGTTGTCGTTGCCATCATGGCGCTTGCCGGTCTGGCCGCGGCGATTTATGCGAATTGGGGCGGCATCGCCGATTTCTTCAAGGGTATCTGGAACGACATCGCCAACGCCTTCGACATCGACCTCGCCCAAGTCGGCCGCGACTGGATCGGCGGCCTGGCCGACGGCGTCATGGCCGCCTGGGCGGACCTGGTCGCGTGGCTGGGAAAGGCGGCGACCGGCCTGATGGACTGGATGCCCGACTGGGTTAAGACCCGGCTTGGGATTGATGGGGGCAACTTGTCCGCCCCGTCGGCGTCGGCCGCGCCCGCGATCAAGCCGGCGATCGGCCCGGCTCGGCAGGCGCGGGTCGGCGGTGCCGTCAAGGTGTCGTTCGAAAACGCGCCGGCAAATATGCGCATCCGTGAGGTCAAATCCCAAACGCCCGGCTTCGGCGTCGACGTCGATGCGGGCTATGCGATGGGAGGTCCATGATGTCGTGGCGTGAACACTTGAGAGAAGCGAATTTCCGAGGCGCGGCGTTTAAGGTCTCATCGCATTCCAGCGAACAGGCAGGTCGGCGGGTCCGGGTACACGAGTATCCCGGCCGCGATCGGCCCTATCCGGAAGACCTGGGCCTCAAGACCCGCGAGTTCAGCATCGAGGCCTACGTGTTGGGCCAGGATTACATGACCGCGCGTGACCAACTGATTGACGCCTGCGCCAAGGCCGGGGCCGGCTTGTTGGTCCACCCCTATCTCGGTCGTTTGACCGTGATCTGCACCGGCTGTCAGGTGTCCGAGCGTGTCGAGGAAGGCGGGTTGGCACGCATCCACCTGTCATTCGTCGATTCCGGTGAAAACACCTATCCGTCGGCGGCCAACGACACGGGCCGCATCGTCGATTTGCGCGCGACCGATGCACTTTCCGCCGCCGAGACGAGCTTCGCATCCACCTTCGACGTGAGTGGCCTGCCGGCGTTCGTTTCGGAATCGGCCGAAGAGGTTGCGGGCAGCGCGTCTTCGCTGTTCGAGGCCGCCGCCGGTCGGCGCGTCGGCGGCGCCTTCGCCACATCCGTCCGCTCATTCAACGCCGATCTCGGCACACTGATCCGCACGCCTTCTACCGTCGCCTCGCGGATGACAGGCCTTGCGTCGGCAGCCATCGCGGAGACCGGTGGCGGCCGTGGCGGCATCAACGCCCTGGCGCCGCTGACCACCTTTGGCGAGCAGCTGCCGGTCATCGTCCGGACGACGGCACCCCGCACACGCCAGAATGTCAACCAAGTCGCGCTGGCCAGCCTGGTGCGACGGACGGCCATCATCGAAACCGCGCGCCTGGCGCCGACCGTGGATTTTGCCTTCAGCCGGGAAGCCGTGGATCTGCGCGATGGCATCGGCGGGATGCTCGATCGGGAAATGGATGCTGCATCAGTCACCGGCGACGACCCCATGTTTGGCGCGCTCCGTGTGTTGCGGGCCGCGGTGGTGAAGGATTTGAACGGTCGGGCGCCGGAGCTTGCGCGTCTCATCGAGGTGGCGGTCGATGCCACCGAACCGGCCCTGGTGACCGCCTTCCGGCTTTACGGTGATGCTTCGCGTGGCGACGAGATCGCGGCGCGCAACCGGTTGCGCCACCCCGGCTTCGTGCCGGGCGGTGTTGGTCTTGAAGTGCTGAGTCGGGGAGGTGTGAATGGCTGACATCGCGCTCACCGTCGACGGCCTGATTTACGGCGGCTGGAAAAGCGTTTCCGTGCGCCGGTCCATCGAGACTGTCGCGGGCACGTTCTCGCTGTCGGCATCCGAACGCTGGCCCGGTCAACAGGCCCTGAAAGCGATCCTGCCTGGCCAGAAGTGCACTGTGGCGATCGACGGCGACGTGGTCATCACCGGATACGTTGACGACGTGTCGCCGGCGTATTCCGCCACCGGCCACGACGTGACGGTCGATGGCCGCGATGCCACGGGCGACCTGGTCGACTGCTCGGCTATCCATCAGCCGGGCGAGTGGCGGGGGCGGAAGCTGGAAGCTATCGTCACCATTCTGGCGAAGCCGTTCGGCATCCCGGTGAAAGCAGAGTGCGACACAGGCACGGCGTTTCGCAAGTTCCGGATCGAGGAAGGCGAGACCGCTTTCGAGGCCATTGAGCGGGCGTGCCGAATGCGCGCCGTTCTGGCCGCCGGCGACGGCAAGGGTGGGCTGCGGATCATCCGTGCCGGTTCCGGCCGGGCGAGCGTTGCCCTGAAACGTGGCGAGAATATTCTTGAAGCATCCGGCCGCCTGTCGCACCGGGACCGTTACAGCCAATATATTGTCAAAGGTCAGCAACCGTCTTTTGCCGATCAGATCCCTGCCGACCAACTCGCCCAGGTGCGAGGCGAAGCTGTCGACCCTGGCACGCGACGATACCGGCCGTTACAGATCATTGCCGAACAGTCCGTGGACGATGCTTCGGCACGGGACCGGGCCATTTGGGAAGCGAACGTGCGGGCCGCCAGGGCGCGCCGGATCAGTGTGGTCGTTCAGGGGTGGCGGGAACACCCCGATGGACCGCTATGGTCTCCGAACCGGCTGGTGCGTTTGAGTGATGATTGGCTGGCCATTGATCAGGAAATGCTGATCACCGGCCTAACTTTCTCAAAAGGTGATCAGGGCACGCGCACAGAATTAAGCCTGATGCCGCCCGGCGCTTTTGAATTGAAGGCTGAACCCGAACCGGAGGAGGACGCGGGATGGATGCGGTAATCCGCACGGTGACCAAATTGGTCGGCCCGTTGAAGCGGCGCGTGCTGCTGATGATCGGTCGCGGTGTTCTGAAGCTGATCGACGACGCGGGCGGTATCCAGCATGCGCAGCTGGTCGCTTTGGAAGGGGAAACCCTCGACCGGGTTGAACGCTTCCAGGAATACGGTTTCACGTCGGTGCCACACCCAGGCGCCGAGGCTGTTCTCGCGGCCGCCGCCGGTGACCGGGGACATAGCCTGGTCGTGGGCGTCGAGGATCGGCGCTACCGCCTGGTTGGTCTGGCCGGCGGCGAGGTCGCGATCTACGACGATCTCGGCCAGAAGGTGCGCCTGAAACGGAACGGCATCCACGCCCACAGCCCGCTCAATATTCTACTGCGGACCGACGGCGTGCTGCGCCTGGAAGGCGACGGCGTCGAAATCCACGGCCGGACCTATGTCCAAACCGATGTGCATGGCAAGGGCAGTCGCGAGACTTGGACCGGTGGCACCAACTACGACACCGACAGCTACGCCACGGGCGCCACCGGCGCGGCCACGGAACACGGAATCGATCAGCCGTCGATCCCGAGCGACCATCCGGAGGGCGCATAGATGGATGTTCTGCTCGATTTTGATGGAAGCTTGTTGGCCGGCGATATTCGCCAGGTTGGGGCCGATCTGGAGGCCGACGACGGCCTGAAGACCGCCGTTGTCATCAGCATCTTCACCGACGCTCACGCTTTGCCCGACGACGAGCTGCCGCCGGGACAGACGGACCGGCGTGGTTGGTGGGGAGACATGCTGGCCGACATCGACGCCGATCGGATCGGTTCGCGGCGCTGGCTTTACATGCGCGAGAAACAAACCGCCGAGACCGCCCGCAATATCCGCGAAGCCGACGAGGAGGCTCTGGCCTGGTTGGTCGATGACGGCATTGCGGCAAGCGTGACCGTCGAGACCGAGTGGATCGGTCGCGGGATCCTCGGCGAACGTATCTTGGTCGCCAAGCCCGACGGGGACGTCGTTGACTTTCGGTTTAATCATCTTTGGGAGGCCGTTTAATGCCGTTTCAACGCCCGACCCTGACCGACCTGCAGACGCAAATCGCGGCAGATATCGAAAGCCGCCTGCCGGGTGCCGACAGCCAATTGCGCCGCTCCTTCCTGGGCGTGTTGTCCCGCGCCTTTACCGGGTCTCTGCATGGTCTTTATGGCTATCTCGACTTCACATCGAAACAGGTTTTTCCGGACACGGCCGAATCCGAGTTTCTCGACCGCTGGGCCGGAATCTGGGGCGTGACCCGCAAGCCCGCCTGGCCGACGTCCGGCACGGTGACCTTCACCGGCACGAACGGTTCGGTTATTCCGGCCGATACGGATCTGCGGCGCGGTGACGGCGCTCTCTACCAGACCCGGGCCGAAGGCACCATCGCCGGCGGAACGGTGAGCGTTGCGGTGCGGGCCGTGACGCCTGGCGCCGCGGGCAACGCCGATGTCGGCACGACCATCAACCTGGTGGCGCCCATTGCCGGCGTTCGGTCGTCCGGCCGTGTTGCCGACGACGGATCCGGTCATGGATTGACCCAAGGCTCCGACGAGGAAGGGGACGAGGCTCTGTTGGCGCGCCTCCTACTCCGCATCCGGCAACCGCCCCATGGCGGCGCGCGTCACGATTATGTCGGCTGGGCGCTGGACAAGGAAAGTCACGGCTTGGCCGTCACCCGCGCCTGGGATTACGGTCTGGAACTGGGCCTCGGCACCGTCACGGTCCGTTTCATGATGGATGATGCCTACGCCGATGGCATTCCCTTGGCAGCCGACGTCACCACAGTACAGACCTACATCGACCAGCTCCGTCCCGTCACTGCTGACGTCACGGTGGTGGCCCCGGTCGCGGTTCCTCTGGACTTTGAAATTTCCGGTCTCACGCCCGCGACCCAGGACGTCAAGGACGCCATAGAAGCCGAGCTGAAAGACTTGATCCGGCGCGAAGCCAAGCCGGGCGGCACGCTGTTAATTAGTCATATCCGCGAGGCGATTTCCATAGCCGCCGGCGAGAACGACCACGTCCTGGTTGCCCCGGCGGCCGACGTCGTCAGTGCGACCGGCCGGATTGTCACCTTCGGCGGCATCACCTGGAGCTGAGGGAAGGATCATGCGCACGACGTTTGAACAATACCTCCGCCACCTTCAGGCCCTGATGCCTCAAGGCCGCGCATGGCCGACCGAGGATGGCGCGGCGCTGACACGATTGCTGGCCGGGTTCTCTGGCGGTTTGAGCCGCAACCACAATCGCGCGGTCGATCTGATCGACGAGGCCGACCCCCGCACCACGGTGGAACTGCTCGCCGATTGGGAGCGGGTTTGCGGTCTGCCCG